CTCAAAACTCATTTCTAATCGCTCACGAATTGTTGTTGCGTATTCGATTGCCGTGCAACACAATTCGCGTTTATGCGCGCGTTGAAAGTTGTTGCTGTGCAATGCTTTTCGTTGCGTGAAAGGTGCGTAGTATCAACATGATTCGCAAACGCAAGTGCAATTGGTGCAACGTTACGTATGAGTATCAGCGGCCGTCTTCGAAGTATTGTTCGGCGCGTTGTCGTGTGCGTGCGTGTCAGGGTGTGAAGAATCCGAAGATCAAGCCGTTTGATTTCTCGGAAAGTAGCGTTCCACGTGCGGAAACTGTTGATGTTGAGCAGGATTCGCCAGCTGTTGATGCGCCGCTCGTTGCTGCGGTGAAGCGTGAGTTGGAGAAGTCTGAGCAGTTGGAGTCTGTTGCTGGTCAGCAAGCGGTTCGTCTTGCTGAGGCGATGAGTGCGCGTGAGACTGGTTCTGGTTTGGCTGCGTTGTCGAAGGCGTTGACTGCTGTGCTTGATGAGTTGTCTGGTGGCAAGAGTGTGTCTGATGATGTGTTGGATGAGTTGAAGGCTCGTCGGGATGCTCGACGCGCTGGTTAAGCCTGCTTATGCGACGTTTCCGGCGTTTGAGCAGACTGATGGTGCTGAAGTTGCGGATCTTGCTGCGATGGCTGGGTTGGAACCTGATGAGCAGCAACGCTTTTGCCTTGATGTGATGTTTGCTCTGCGACCTGATTATCGGGTTGCGGCGTTTGAGTTCGCGATCATTTGCGCACGTCAGAATATGAAAACTGCGTTGCTGAAGATGGCTGCGTTGGGGTGGTTGTTCGTTACTGATCAGCGGTTGATTGTGTGGTCGGCGCATGAAATGTCGACTACGAAAGAAGCTTTCAGAGACTTGGCAGAGCTGATTGAGAACTGTCCGCCGCTGCGGAAGCGTTTGGCGAGCGGTCCGGCGAATGGTATCTATCGCGGCAACGGTGACGAAGCGATCGAACTCGCGAGCGGGGCGCGCATCAAGTTCAAGGCGCGCACGCATGGTGGTGGTCGTGGTTTGACGGGTAACAAAGTCGTGCTTGATGAGGCGATGTTTCTTCAACCGCATCACATGGGGGCTTTGCTGCCAACGCTTTCCGCTGTTGATGATCCGCAAGTTTTGTATGGTGCTTCAGCTGGTTTAGCGAGTTCAGAGGTGTTGCGCGGGATTCGTGATCGTGGACGCGCTGGATCGTCAGATTCGCTGGCGTATATAGAGTTTTGCTCGCAACCTGAAGAGAATGCGTGTGCTGACGAGTTGTGTTCGCACGCGCTCGGTGTTGAGGGTTGCGCGCTTGACGATATCGACTATCTGCGGCAAGCGAATCCGGCGCTCGGTCGGCGTATCAGTGTCGACTACTTACTTGCTGAGCGGCAAGCACTTCCACCTGAAGAGTTCGGGCGTGAGCGCGCCGGCTGGTGGGACAAACCTGATGCTGCTGGGGTGCCGCTCATCACTGAGGAGCAGTGGGCGAAACTTGCTGATAGTGAGTCGAATCCGCTTGATCCAGTGTCGTTCGGGGTCTATGTGTCGTCTGATCGCACGACAGCAGCGATTGGAGTCGCTGGTTATCGCAGTGACGGCAAGATCCATGTGGGTGTCGTTTCAGCTGTGCGCGGCAAGTTGATTGACTCGCTTCCGGGGACGCGATGGATTCCTGCGCGTATGCGTGAACTGAACGAGTGGTATCCGCTGAGTGTGGTGATTGACTCGCATTCTGCGGCAGCGTCTTTGATCACTGCAATTGAGTCTGAAGGTGTTGCTGTCACGCGCGCGAACAGCACTGATGTAGCGAAAGCGTGTGGCAGTTTCTACGATGCTGTGAGTGAGAATAATTTGCGGCACCGCGGTGCGAGACCGTTGGCGCGCGCTGTTTGCGCTGGAACGAAGCGCGAATTGAGTGATGCGTGGGTGTGGGACCGTAAAGACAAGAGTAGTGACATTGCCCAGCTGATGGCTGTGACGTTGGCGCTCAACGGTTTAACTGAGCCCAATGCGCCTATGCCGGCGATCTACTAGAGGAGATTCTGATGGCGTTCTGGAGTCGTTTGTTCAGTCGAACGGCACCCTATGAGGCGACTGATGGTTACCGTCCGGGTGATCCGGATGGTGTTGAGTTCGACAACGAAGTGACGTACTCGCGCGCTCTCGCTGTACCGCTTCCGTCTCCGTGGTCTGGTTGGCCGTCGGAGTGGGAGGTACCGCACTGGGATCCAACGTCTGGCGTGCAAAAGTTGATTGATACTGCTTGGGCTGCAATTGATTTGAACTCAAGCGTGTTGGCGTCGATGCCTGTCTATCGTTTGCGTGAGGGCGAGATTGTTGAGCCAGCCGATTGGATGAGCAACCCCGATCCGACGGTGTACTCATCGTGGCACGAGTTCTTCAAGCAGCTGATGTGGGACTATCACCTCGGTGAAGCGTTCGTGCTACCCATGTCATACACCAACGACGGAGCACCCCTCACGTTTCGGGTTGTTCCACCGTGGGTGATCAACGTCGAGTTCGTCAATGGCTTCCGCACGTACACACTCGCTGGATCTGACGTATCTAACGAGATTCTGCACATCCGCTATCAGTCGAACGTCGCAGACGCGCGCGGACACGGCCCACTCGAATGTGCTGGCGCGAGAATGACTTCCGCTGGCTTGCTGCAACGCTATGCGCACAAGTTGGCTGAAACGGGTGGTGTGCCGCTGTACTGGATCAACATTGATCGCACGCTCACGTCACAGCAGATGCAAGACTTACTGACGCAGTGGACAGACTCGCGTCGTCTGCGCGCTGCTGAGCCTGCTGTGCTGAGCGGCGGCGCGAAGTTGAATCAAGCAGCGACGATGAACGCGAAAGACATGGCGCTTCTTGAGTTGTCGCAGTTCAACGAGTCGCGAATCAGCATCTTGCTTGGTGTGCCACCGTTCCTGATGGGGTTACCCGCTGGATCAGGTGGCGACGGCTCAATGACGTACTCAAATGTGTCTCAGCTGTTCACGTTTCACGACAAGGCTTCGTTGCAGCCGAAAGCGAACGCTGTCATGGCTGCGCTGAGCAACTGGTTGCTTCCGCGTGGAGAGACAATCGAATTGAACCGCGACGAGTACAGCCGCCCGTCGCTGAAAGAACGGTTCGACGCATACAAGATCGCGGTCGAAATCGGTGCTATGTCAGCGCAAGAGATACGTTCGATGGAGCGTCTACACGGCAAGTTCGCACCGAGCGCGCTGACAGGTAATCCTCAAGTGTTCAGCCCACCGCAGCAGGCACAACCAACTGGAGGTAGTTCGTAATGGCGCAGTGGGAAATCAAGCAGGGCGACGCTACGTGCCCGTTCGAAGTCGTCAACGATGAGACAGACGAACGCGATTCGTGCCACAAGACGATGGCTGACGCTGAAGCGCGCGTTGAGCAGCTGAACGGTGAAACGCAGACAGACTCGTCTATGTCTGAGCATGATATGGAGTCGATGATGCAGCGCGCCGGCTTACGCCCACAAGCACCGCTTGAGCAGCGCGACGACTTAGGCTCTGTCGGCTCTGTCGACTTCAAGCAACGCGTCGTCACTGTTGTTGCAGTTCCATACGAGCAGGCTGCGAAAGTTCCGTTCCAAGGTGACGTGTGGGACGAAGTGTTCCAGCGCGGGGCGTTCGACAACATCAGCACGAGTCCACATCGTGTGCGCGCCAACAGGAACCACAACAAGAGCCAGACTGTGGGTAAAGTTGTGCAGTTCTATCCTGATCGCGTCGAAGGCTTGATCGCTGATATTCGTATCGCGAAGACTCCACTCGGTGATGAAACGCTCGCGCTTGCAGCTGATGACTGCTTGAGTTCAAGCATTGGCTTCGCTGCGCTTCCGCAGTGGCAGAAGCTTGACCGCCGCAACAAGATTCGGCGCATTGAGAACGCCTACTTGGATCACATTTCGTTTGTTGAGTCGCCTGCGTATGAGAACGCTGACGTGATCGCAGTGCGCGAAACGATGAACAAGAACTTGCGCAACAACCCACAACTTGTGGAGTTGCTTGTGCAACTGTTGGCGGAATCGGCTCCTGAGAAGAAGCCGTCGCCGACGTTTGATCAGTACACCGACGATCCGATGTTTCGGTGGGCTGATGAACGGCTGAACAAGCAGTAAGCCGCCACTATAGGGGCGACGACTGAACACGCAGTAAGTCTCGCTTCTACACAGACACGCTGAACA